TTGCGTCAATTCCGATTGCAAGCACATCATATGCAGACAGGAATTGCTGTATTTGAAAATACTGTTCTTCCCAGTCATCTCCCTGCATTTCAAGCCAATTTAATACTCTATGATCATAATAACCGTATTCATCAGGACGATCCCAGTCTACCCACACTACTGTGACAACTGTAGAGTCCATCTTACGTGCCGGGTCAATTCCCACAACAACTGGCGATCTGTGCCAGCTCTTGACTATTTCTTGTGAGGTATCGCCAAGGTCATCCATAATTGAAGATGTGATGAACATACCTCGTTCCAATAACCATTTACAATTATAAGATAGCTGGAATTCATCAGAGTCCTCATTAATGCGAAGCATTTCTTTCTTAATAAACTTTTCATAGTTTGGGTTAACCTTTGCCACATCTCGCCAGTCCCATTGGAAGTGGTTCTGTCTTGCGTTGCGACTAGTCTGTCTGCGCTTGTTAAACTGAATAGCTTTGTAAAAATTGTTTTTGTGTGTTGTAGGGGTGCCTGTCTTAACCATAGTAGCGTTGTAGTACGCACCCATAGGTGAAATTGACTTAGCTACTACAAAGTCATCTGCTTCTTGGCACTCATCAATAATAATAAGATGGAAAGATTTAGATTCAATCTTAGCTCTTGGGTTAGCTGTCATCATCATAAGAGATGAACCAGAGTTTTTAAGGCGTATGTTTCTTACTACGCCTGGGGTCTTAGAGACCATATCGTCAATTTCAGGATCACCAAGTACATCTAGGGCAGACTCGCTAGTTAAACGAGATACTGTACGAGAATAGAGGGTTTCTACCTGTGATTGAACTGGGGCAAACATTCCCACCATAATTCCATCACCAAACTTACCCATTAACTCGGGATACATTTTGGCTAGGCGTGGAAGGATAACCATAAGGGTTGCCACTGTATTAGCAATAGTTTCTGACTTACCGCTCTGACGAGAAGCAAGAGCAGTGATTTCTTCTCCATCATTAATAATTACAGACTCTATCAATCTACGGGCTAGAGGTTGTTGATAAGCGTGTAGTTCGTGCCCTACCAAGACTTTCATAAAACCCATAATCTTTTCTACAAGAGCTTTTACAAATTCTTTAGAAAGTTCATCTAAGCCATCATCTTCAACTTCCTCTGGCAGTACGTTGCCAAACTCATCAAAGTCTTCTGGCTCTAACTCATCAAAAGCGCCAGTACTCACAGGCCATGTCTTTCACTAAGGGTATCTAAAATAGCGCTAAGTGATTCTGCACCTAAACGTGCTTCAGCTAAATTATCTTTGTATTGAGTTTTTTGCCAGGAAGAAAGGTTACGCCCGATAGAGTACATAATTTGATCCGTCCAGGTAAGTAACTCAGGTGTAGGAAGAGCTTTCACTCTACGTTGAACTTTAGTTAGTTCTTTTACAGTTTTACTCTTACGTTTAAATATCTTCATCTAATGCCCCAAATCTAATCATGTCCCAATCAACTTCGTCTTGCTTCATGCTGCGACCGCTAACTGCAACAGTTAACGCTTGGCTTTCAGTATAGTATTTAACCCACTTACCAATAACAACAGACTTTCTTGTTAGAGGAAATCTTAAACACCAACCCTTACCAAAACGGTATGGTTCTTCAATTTCTTGTGTTTCTGCTCGTTCTATCACTACTGGAGGTTTTACTGGGTAGGTCATTGGGTGCCAATAAAACTTCCCAACGTCATGAGTCTTCGCCATTAATTTCGCCCGTTTCCTCGCACCAGTGATCTGGTACTTCATGCTCTAATACTATCACGGCACACTCTTTACAACGAAAAAGCTTAGGTGATTTAAAATCAGTTTGCGCTGTAGCGCCACGCTCATGTTCTTCATCAAATGGAACATAATCTGTAATAATTTCTGGCTCAATAAATAATTCTGGTGGGAATGGACCACGTGGTGCATGGGAGCTAGATGGTACCGGGTGCCCTTGTTTTGTTATTACCCTCTGAACGATTCTCATTTTACATTCTTAGAGATTATTTTAATCATTGGGTGAAGATCATCAGGGTTTGCAAATTTTGTTAAAAATAGTGGTAAGTGTTCTTTACAAAATGTTTGATAATTAGCGCCCTTATTGTCAACTCCATAATAGGCATCATCGTTACAATTCATACATTTTACTGTTTTTGCCATATTTACGCCTTTTTCTAAGTATTTATGTGAACTATATTACACCATATTTGGGTTTGTGGGTTGCACCAACCCTGTATTTACTGCTAGGATAGATATAGGGAACTAAACCTCCCTAACACTAACAACGAAACAAAAGGGTTGCAACTAGCTCGGCAGACAGACGCTGAGCTATTTTTTATCTAGTGACAGTAGGTAAAAGATTCGGGTTGGCCCTCTAGCCTAGGAGATAGTGTGAATTTTAATGGAAAAAGAAAACTATTTGTAATAGTAATGGCCTTCACAATGGTCATAACAAATACGTTCACTCAAACAGCTCAGGCTGTTAAAGCGAAGGTGACTCCCATGTGCGTGAGTCCCATTATGAAATACTCCAAACTACATAAGCTTACCCAAGAGCAGCTTTATGACCTTTTACGCCTAACCGGCTTTAGAGGCCAAGCTTTAAAGACTGCTTGGGCTGTGGCTATGAAAGAATCCCACGGAAATCCTAGATCCCATAATGGCAATGCCAAAACGGGGGATAGTTCTTATGGCATCTTTCAGATCAACCTGTATGGGCCTTTAAAAGCCCGTGTAAGCCAATATAAGCTTAGTTCAGCCGATGACCTATATGATCCAGTAACTAATGCCCAAGTAGCCTTTAAAATGTCTGCTGGGGGCGAAAACTGGACAGCGTGGAAAGCGGAGAAACATCAGAGGTATGGCGGAGTAGTTCAATATTGGTTAAAAGCAGTACCCTCGGCCTAAGACTTAGAAATAGAAAAGGCCCCGTAACTGGGGCCTTTTTTATTTAGGGGGATCAATTCTTTTAGACATAGTTTCTTTAGCTTCTGGAGTCTCGTACATATCGTTATATCCGTTTTCTACATAATCGCAAAATGGACAAGAGTTATGGTTTAAAGATACGTACTTAAAATCACCTTTATTTAAAGTAGCCCCCATGCGTTTATTAAAAGGTCTTAATATACCCCTAGTTTCAGATAAATTTAAGGCTTCTGGTTTTGGCCAAGGTACCGAGGCAAGCTTTATGTGTTCGTCATGAAAATCTTTAATTTGTCCATAAGTACCTGATTTTTTAAACCTATCCGCAAGATTATTTAAATGTGCTAAATAAGTTTTAGAATTCTCTGAATACTCTTGAATTTCTTGATTTTCTCGTTCTTCCGGAGTCATCTTTGCTCTAGCAGCTGATCTAGCCATAAAAGCGTCTAAGTCAACGTCTTGGTGTGGCATACCAGTTGACTCATAAAAATCATTGTTATTACGACCCATTATTTTTTACCGGCTCTGCGCTTATTCTCCTTGGCAGTATTCTTGCCATGCTTGAGTGGGCGAAGATTACTAGATGAGTCGTTATCGTGGTTGTTATCTTTGTGGTCTACGTCAGTTCCCTTAGGTAGCTTGCCATGCTTCTTTTCATATTTAGCTTTAGCAGCATTCTTAGAGGTAGTTTTCCAATTACCATCTTTATCTTTATAGTGCTCAACAATAATTTTACGGCCGCCATTAGCAGCAGAGCCTTTGTATTCTTTACCGCCAGCTACTTCTTTTTTCTTAGTAGCCATTATTTTTTCTTTTTCTTTGCTACAGCCATATTGTCAATAAGATTAGGGTATGGACGACCAGCAGCTTTAGCACGTGCTTTAGCAGCAGACTTCTTAGCTGGTGAAAGCTTCTTATCCTTCTTTGATGGATCTGGAGTATCCCAAACTTGTTTCTTAGCCATTATTTAGCCCACCTAGCCTGTGCATGCCCAAAACACCCTCTACTTTGAACTTTTGTAGTGCATCCCCAATCACAAGCCATAACACCAGCATTTTTGGCATTTTCTAAATGTTGCCTTGCTTCTTCGGGAGTTTTTAATCCGTCAATTTTAGCGTCTCTTTTAGCAGGGGTAAATCTACGGCCTCTTACATCACCAGGTTGTGTTACTAAATGATGTACTGATTTACCGCTAGCTAGTAGTGCATTACGTTTTTCATACTCTTCTTGCTCATTCATTAGCAATCCCATGCCCTTCTTGCTTTATTTAAACGACTATCTGGATCTTTAGCTGCCTTAGGAAACATTTTAGCTTGTCCAGCAGAACGTGCACAATAAGATTTACGACGAGCAGCAGACTTCTTAGATTTAGCTGCTTCTTCTTTTTTAACAGGCGGTTTAAGGTTATGCCCCTCTGCTTTAGCAGAAGCGCGACCTTTAGCATTTAAGCCGCCATTAGGGTTTTGTCCTTCTTTACGAGTCCAAGCAGCTGATTTCTTTTTAGTTGCCATCTGAGTTTTCTCCTGTTAATTGTTTATGAATTCCTGGGTTAATGGTCTTCATTCTATCTGAATAACCCTGTCCTAAATATGAAAGCATTTTATGGGAATAACTTCCATGGGTTTTTGTACACATACCTGTTAAATGCTGAGTTACTGCATGTACATAAGTATTTTTAGAAACGTCATTGGGGGAAGCAAAATGATCAGCTTCGGCTTCACCTGCTCCTACACGACGTAAAATTGCACTGTGATTGCCTTTGCCGTGCAGATTCTCTATGGCATCTAGCATAGGGTGTTCATTTACATGGTGACCAACTTCATGAGCAACAGATTGTGCTACATTTTTACCATTAAGGTTTACGTGTAGAGAAGAGTCTTCTTTAACGTAAGCAGCCTTAGTTCCCGGAGCTAAAGCGTCTTTGTCATGAAGAACAACTTTATTAATTCCCTTTATCTGATCTGGTGAGACACCAGACTTAGAAAACATATTTACGGCAATATTTCTAAATTGAGTTTGATGACTTTTTAAGGCCCCAATAATATCGTCAGTTTTATCATAAAATCCAGGGTTTACTGCAGCAGTTACGTGAACGCCTTTTAATGCAGATTTAAACGCTTCTTTTCTGCTTTCACTCATTCTAAGTCCCTACGTTGTTTCCACGGATCATTAGCCGAATTATAGCAGCGATGGTTTTCAGCTTTACGTTGCCCACGACTTTGTTCTTTACGTCCACCAATTTCTTGGTGGGTCCAAGAACATCCTAGACAATGCCATTTATGAAAACCTTTGCCATTGAGTTCTCCACCACTGGTGTAAACAGTATCGTTAGAGTGTCCCATTAATTACTCGATTCACCACTAGCACCACGACCATATTTTTGGCGTGTGATAACGTGAGAGTCATCAGCTTGATCAGGCTTAAGACCTGTTAGATACTCTGCAGCCTCTCGTGCATTATGGCGCAAGTCTTTAAAGACTTTAACCTCACGAGGTTTAGAAGAAAAAACCTCTGAGCGAGACATTAGGAATCTTTTTCTTCTTTAAGAGTCTTGTTAGTATTTGCTTCGCCTGGACGAAGACCAGAAGCATCTACTGTTACGTGAGGACCCTTTGAATCATCTGTCTTTGGAACTCTCCCCTTATTGCGAAGTTCTGCTGGGCTAAACTCACGAATTACAGAATCTTCTTCAGGTTGTCCAACATTGCGAACAGCAACACGGTTGCTTCCTGCAAGAGGAGCAACAGGAGTTGCGGCTATAGATCCAAGAGCTGCCGTAAGTTTAGATGCTTTTGCATGAGTAACATTACGATTTTCGCTAGATCCTTCCGGAAGAGTAACACTTTGACCATTAACTACTACATCAGTTTTATTACCTTGTTTAATATCGCGCAAGAGTTTTGTTGGGTTTGATCTTCCATGAACCATTGCACGCAAATAATTAAATTCTCCCTCAATCTTTTCAGGATTTCCACGACGATTGCGATCTACAACTTTAAATGCAGCCGCAAGACGATCTTTTGCTATCAAAGGGCGACCGCCTAAGTATGCGTGTAGAAGATCTTTGTCAGTTCCTAGAAGATGGTGAACACCTAAGGCATGTGCAACAGTTGCTTTTTGAATAGCAGGGTGAGCAAGAAAACTTGTGCTATTCATGTAATCTTCATCAAGATTATACATAGAAGTTCGGCCAAGACCTTTTGCTGTAGCCATAACTTCTGGGGCAACAGTAGTCATTTCTTTACCTTCAGCAGCAAGTGATGCTACACGGTCTTCACGAATTGCAGCATCTATTGCAGATCTTTCAGGTGTTTGACCAGCAACAGCGGCAGCAGGCCTTTCATTTGGATCAAGAATTGTAGTAGTAGTAGGTACAGTTTGATTTTTCACATGAAGTTTACGTTCTCTTTCAGCTTGTTTTTTATCAGCTTCTCTATTTCCATGTGTATTTATTGCACTTAGAGGAATTACATTTCCTGGCTTATTTACAGTTGGTTTTTCATATGGTATAGGTTGACTTGGGGCAGCCACTAGTATGTGCTCAAGTACCTTAGCAGGACCTTCTGCAGGAACTTCACGCATAGTTGTGCTACGAATATCATTTGGATCATCATATCCAGCAGCTACATTTGGACCTTCAATACTATATCCTGGGCGCTTAGGATCTGGAACTTGCTCATAAGCTGCTCCAGCAATATCGCCTTCTACAACTGCTGTAGCAGGTTCTGTAATCTGTTCTCTAACTTTTTGAACTGGTTTTGGAAAAGTACTCTTTTTATTTTTTTCTGAAAGAGTTTTACCTGCAGCAGTAGATGATGCATCTGAATCTGGATGTTCTGTTTCAAAATCCCGTACAGCTTTATCGCTATGTACAGTGCCGCCTCTACGAGCTGTAATTTTATCTACTTTTTTAAATACTGGGTCTCCCATTACAGGAAATTCAGTTGGGGTTGAATTAACTGTTGAAGTTGATGTGGAAGAAGTTGTAGCTGCAGGAATACCATCACTAGATTTACCAGCTGCTATAAGATCATCTTTGTAAGTACCAAAATCTCCGGCCCCACCTTTTGCAGTCATAACTTCGTGTCGAAGGTCCATCACGTCGTAGGTAACGCCATTTAGGGAACGTAAGCTTGATCCTGAACGTCTACGTGCTTTATTACCTTGTATACTTTTATCAAGTTTTATTTGACTAGCATTAAATGCATTTTCACCAGTTGGGTCTGGCTCTCCTACATTACGTGCTCTATCTGCTGCATCGCGTGCCGCCCTATCTTCATTTTCTCTTTGAGCATCGGCAGCTAAATATTTAGGGTTAGCTTGACGAGTAGGCATAACACGGCCTGAAGGAGTTGGTTTAACATCTTCTGTATCATATGCTTCACCGGTAGACTCATCAAGACGCATAGTTGTAGTATTAAGTCCAGCAATTTGGCGTTTACGTAAATTTCTGCCATAATATTTACGGTGGAAGTTTACTCCAGCTTCTTGCTTGCTTGCGGCATCAGCAGCAGCTTTTTTTGGAGCGTTAGCTGGTAATGAACGGTTTGTGTTATCTGTAGTAGTTGAGTTAACGTTAATCTCCATAGGAGCAACCATATCTGGATTTACTCTTGTAACCTTGTTAGTTTCTGGATCCCGCTCAACGGCACCTTTAAAACGATCTGGTTTTGATCCAGTCCCAAGAATCTTTACAAATTTGTCAAATTGACCAGCCATTAGTTGTTTCCGCCTTTACCATCGTTAATACCATCTGTTAGATGGGCCGTACGTTCTTTGTATCCTTCTTTTGTATCAAAAGGATTTTTTGCAGCGTTTGCCCTGTCTTCTTCTGCGTTTATTTCGCTATAGACCGGGGTATTGTCGTCATTAAATTTATTTGGGCTAAAGTTTCCAGAAGAACCTGCAGTAGATTCAAATGGGAAGTAGTTTGGGTTATTGTTAGTACGTAAAGAATCTTGAATGTCTGATTCTTTTGGATTAAAGCCGCCAACTGGAGATGAAGCAATAGCAGAAGATGTATCTACTTTGTTACCATTATTATCAGTTTTTTTGCTACCAAGTTTTGGATTAGAATCTCTGTATTTTTTCCATTCAGCAACTTGTGTGACACTTGCTGGAGTCTGAGCAGGATTTATACCATGTTTTCCAGACACTACTCCATAACGCAGTACTTGATTAGCAAACTCTGGTCGTACAAATTCATCAGCCTGTTTATTTCCAGCAACAACATCTGGATGATCTGGACCATGTGTTTCCATAGCATGTTCCCAAAACATTGAGGATAGTGGGCCTTGTACGGCTTTTTCAACCAGTCTATTTTTTAATTTGTAGTCGTCAAAATCTTTACGTGCTTCGTAGTCTTTACCACGCTCATAATCACGCTCTTGACGACGTAGTTTAGTATCAAGGAATTTTCCTAAAATACTTCCGCCCGCACCTCTAAATACGTTAGAGCCGCCGCTACCGGCTTGAACAATGTTTTGTCCGCCTTTGCCAAAATTCATGTGATTTCCGATCCTAGTCTTCCGTTATAGACAAAAGTTTAGCAATTCCGCCCTGGTCTGTAAGTGCTTGAGCGTGTTGATTATAATGGTGCATACAAAAAGATAGTTCGCCGTAAGGCAAAATTGATACGATCATTGCTCTGGCAGAGCAAGAATCACACTGAACCAGCCCCGTCACCTGAACTTCCAGCTGCGTCTCCAGTTGCTGTTGCTGCTCCGCTACCTGTGTCATTGCTATCTGTCCCCTGACTTGATGTTGAGTCCATATTTGATCCGCTGTAGTTTCCTACACCGGTCAATCCTACACCATAAAGATCCTGATACCAGTCTAATGATCCGTATACAGGATACCCGCCACCTAGTCTGCCCACAACAGATGCATCTTTTATGCCTAGTTTAAATTGGCGATGTTTCTTCTTTGGGTGGGTCATGGGATTAGTATCCCACTAAAGCAAAAAGCCGGGAGCGTGAACTCCCGGCTCTTTTTATTTGCTTTAAGCTTATGAAGCTGTTGCAAACGGTGTGATTGTGATTGTAGCTGTTGTTGCGACTGAAGCTGTATTTGCAGCTGTTGACTGAGTCTTGATTGTTCCAGCAACACCTGTGAGTCCAGCAACTGAAAGGCTGGATGTTGATAGAGTTCCTGAAGTTACTGTTGTAAAAGAAACAGTGTTTGTAGCAACTGCTGTAACTGTCCAAGTACCGTTTAGTGCAGTATCTGGTGATACAAGTGATGCAACTGTGATCTTTGTTCCAACTGGGTACTTTGCACCAGCACCTGATGAGGTGATAGTTGCTGCTGTACCTGTACGTGAAACTGCTGTGATTGTTGAAGCTGCGTTTGTTGCGCCAGCTGCTGTTGTGATATTAGCTGTTTCGTAACCAGCATCCTTAAGAGCATCAAGAGCAAGAGCTGTTGTCTTACCGATTACTGAAGGTACTTGAATGTATGGAACACCTGAGTTAATTCCAAAACCATCAGCTGCTGTAAGGGCAGTTGTTGATTGAACCTTACCAAGTTGACCTGTGATAACTCCAGCGTTTGCTGCGTTAGTAACTTGGAATGAAGTCTTAGTTGGATTTACAACTGTTGCTGATGAAAGGTTGTAAGTATTATTAGTAAGACCAGTAATATTTACAGTCTCTCCACCAGTGAAGTAATTTTGACATGTGTATGTAACTGTTGTTCCATCACCCGATACTGCTGAAACCATGTAGTTAGGTTCAGCTGCAATGAATGAAGGATAGTTAGCCCACTCTGCTTCTGCAATAGCATGGCTATCGTAACCCGGGTTTAAGCGAGCACTTGGATACACTGAGTATCCGGTCCACTGCTTGTTTTCAGATGCATCGGCAGCAACAACTGAAACAGCTGTTCCATCTGTGCGATCATCATTTGGTTGCATAGGGAAGTTTCCCCATACGAAATCTACTGCAACATTGCCTGAGGTATCAAGCAAATTGCCATTATTATTTACGGCCATTATTTTACCTTTTTCTATATAGAGGGTTTATCGTCTCGGTGCACTTAGAGACAGGAATATAGTATTAAGGATTAGGCAATTTGTATGTGTGTAATAATCTTTCCACCAGAATAAATATCGTGCTTGCAGGCAATCTCTACTGCTTTACGTAAGATTTTCTCTGCAGCTTCTGGGCTTTTAGCTTTAGAGTAGTCTAAAGCCTCTAGTGCCCCAAGGGCAACATCTCCGCCACTACCTGCGTAGTAAACATTGCGGGCTTCACGATCCCATGAGTAGTCTTCAAAGATTGGGTAGAGAACTCCACGAATAGATACTATAAGGTTAGAGTCATGAGCTGCGGCATCGCCATCATCTTTGGCATCATAACCGGCTTTAATAAAAGCCTCACGCATCTGCGGAATAAAACGAGTTGTTACAAAAACATCTAGGTTTTCACTTAGACGAGGTTTTGGTGGCTTCCAACCAAATTGGGTAATGTTTCCACCGCGGGATGCACCAGAGACGGCAATCAGTACACCATTGTTATCAACAACTTTAGGTGTTGCTAAATCCATAAAACGACCATCTTCATCAGATGCACGACTATCACATCCAATAACAGACCAGCCGTCACCCTGTATAGCTACTAACGTTGTCATCATACCCTCTCGTAGAGACTTAGTGTATTACAAGTATTCTTGAAAACCCATTTCAAATGTCTCAGAACGAGTTCGCGGCAATTGTCCAAAAGATGTTGTTAACCAAGGAAAACCATTTAAGGCTTGTGTAACAAATTCATTTGTAGAAGTACCGGACTTTAGTTCTTGCCACATCTCTGGGATAACCATATCATACTGGATCCAACTGTATCTAGGTCTACCACCGGCGCCGGGGTCTGTCATTACAATAACTAACGTTTCAGTGGCGGGGTTGTAGCAGCACTTCTGGGCTCTAGGCCTTAAAGGGTCAGATTGAGGGGCGTAAATCTCTTCATAGCCTGGGCCACATAATCTACTGGCCTCACGGTCATGTCTTAGGGCAGCAGCAATGGCGGCGTAGTTATCTGGGTCAACGGAAGGCATAAACCTCTTAGCCCGATATCTATCTGACATTACTTGCCTCCCCAGCCTCCACCACGAAATATAGCAGGTGTAGCGGACCAAACACGACTCATACTCTCTTGACAACAAGTTGGTTCATGATCTTCACCAAACTCGCGGGTAATCTCTTGTGTCATTCCACACTTGTTGCATTTGTAGTCATACTTTGGCATATTAATCCCTACAGTTGTTGCAGTAGTTAGGCACCCTCATGTTTTCGGGGGCAGCTTTGTACATACGCCCACAGTGATAGCATAAGATGTCTACCATTGTAGGATCAACCTCTCTTGCAGCAGGTGACTGTTTAGTCAACCATACCCAAGTACCATACATACCAATAAGTATTCCTAATATAAATTCAAACATATAATTTTCCAAACTTTCGGCGGGCAGTTACTGGTGTAACTACATCTTGCTGACCTTCCTGGGATCGAACCAGGGACCTAGGCATTAACAGTGCCCCGCTCTGCCGCTGAGCTAAAGATCAAAGATGCCTGACTTTGTATGGCGACCTAGTCAGGCTTAGGTGTTGTTCCTACATAGCCATTTGATCGGTACTTACGTACTACAGTGATGGTTCTATCGCCACTATATTAATTATAGCAGGGGTTAAGCAATTGTAATAATCTTTGCTTTCTTCTCTTCTGGAAGTTCCTGCTGAAGTGTAATGCGTAGCAATCCATCCTTGAGCTCTGCACCCTTGACGATTACATACTCCGCTAATACGAAGTCTTGCTTGAAATCTCTGGTTGCAATTCCCTTATGGATAGCTTCCTCCTGTAGTACCCCTAATTCGCCTTCTACGGTCAGTGTAAGCTCTTGTACGGAGATTTTGATATCTTCCTTAGCAAAGCCTGCTACAGCCAGTTCTAGGACGTATGTGTCCTTACTCTTGTAGATGTTATATGGGGGATAACCAGCAGCCTTTGAATTAGCTGCTACTTGTTTGAAGGTATCTAACATTGGATCAAATCCGATTGCCCAGCGATTAAACTGAGGAAAGAGGGATGTGATTGTTAGAACTTCCGGTTTTGGGATTTTTGGATATTCCTTAGACCATGGATCTGGGTAACGATCTCTGAATGGGTCTTTAGGATTTCCGGACATGGGCATATTAGCCATAATTATCTCCTTAGACG